CCCTGCAGTGGTAAACTCCATCCCAATGACGTCTTCACACACAGTTTTGAAAGTGCGCATGTTAAAGACATGTGCTATGATTTTCTTCACGGCCATGAGCAAGTCATCCCCGTAAGTAATGGGCAACACATTGCGAAAAAACTGTCCGAGGCCCAAATGATAGTATATGTACATCGTCAGAATCAAATTCTTTAATGAGTTGTCTTCTGCGGTCGCATACTTGCCAGATGGTTGCAAACCCGCTGCAACAAACAGGTCGTTCAAAATTTCCACCATAGGAAACAAATTGTCGGACAAGATACCACACACAATCTTCAGTGCAAAAACATTGTAACCCATCTCCTCTAGAACACGATAGACTATTCTGCTTGCGCATTCCGAGATATCGAAGGGCATTTGCAGATCATAGCCTCCATAATCCCCTTCAAAGATGTGTTCATCATCAAAAGAGGAAAGCTTCTCATAAATTTCGTGAGCCTCCTTGTGCATATTGGTGCCAACAGCCGTGCAAAACAAATCGCGGTATGCGACCATTGATGTATAAAAAGGCGCCAGAAACATTTTGCACAACACCAAAAATGGTAATGGTGTCATGTAAAACAAACGAGTCTTGCCTAATGCGACCTTTTCAGGTTCTCTTGGCTCGTCCTTGAGCTGTGCTTTGAAGATAGGTGAACACGTGCGCCCACTGGAATAAGTCTCCATGGCATCGAGTACATCTCTTTTGAGAATGTCTGTCGCCTCGCGCACCACTTCGATGTCTTCTAACTTGACATCCACCAAGTCCTCAAAGTAGACGTTCTTCTTACCTGGATAACCAAATCCAGCTGACTTGTTTACGTCCACCCTCCGTAAATAGGCATCGTGAATCACACCATTGATAGCAGCGTCCATGTCCAAAGGAGACAATTTCTCCACTCCTCTCTCACGTAACCCACAAACAAACCTGTCCACAAGCTCGGTTTCAATTTTGCTTAAAATTGTGGAATCTAAAGGTTTCTTCGTTATGTTCATCTTGCGGAGTGCATTATTGTACGGACTCCTCCAGACGCCTTGGTTATCAAGGAAAGGCTTCATCTTTGGGGGCATGAAGCGTACAGTAACTGGATCCCTAAAGCTGCGCTCAAATAGCGCATCCATCCATTCCGGCGCCTCTCCAAAACAACTAGGAATCAGATTGGAACGCCCTTGTAAAACAGTGGCTCCTAGAATACGTCCGTAGTAACCGAGAGAATGAAAGTTCTCATGCATAAAGGGCGATTTCGGCAATGGATTGTAGCCATACTTCATATCACAATACTGCTTTGATAAAGATTCTGTGCTCAGTATAGACACCAAATTGCCACTCTCTGACATGACCCTAAAACCAGTAAATCCATCCATAGCAGCTTTAATCTTGGCTAAAGGTAATGGTATAGCGCAACAATAATCGTCCGCGACGTCATGCGAGCCTGCGGAATGGATTCCCGCTATTGACCACCCGTTCCCAACTGAAATGAGCACGGGTATACCACACTTGCCTTTTGCATGCTCACGCCATCTATACGATATGGCCGAAGAAACAACAATATGTCCATGCAATTTATCCAGCGCCGTGTAGCCATTCTTGTCATATGACAAGCCGATATAGGTTCCATCTATGAAACCCCTTGAATGCAAAAACTCTCCGTCAAAGATATGATTCAAAATGGGCTTGAAACGGGTGCCGCTCAATCTCACCAGCAATAAATCATCTCCCAGGAGAGTGATTCTATCACTTGTGAGAAGCGTGGCTGCATATCCATTTTTAGGATCCGGACCACATGATACGGAAACGTTAAGCACTACTCGTCGACTCATATCAACTGCGTGAGCGTGCATGATCGCAAAATTGTCGCATATACCCAGAATGTGGGTAACCATGGGGTTTTCACCTTGTACATGCACCTCAGTAAAGCGTACATTGGAAGAAACATAAGCCCACAAGTCTTCTACAGACGAAGTATGCGCCGGACTCTTGGAAACGCGTATTTTATCGTTCCAGACACCGTCCATTCGCCCTAACACTCGTTCAAATGATCTGCCAGTTTCGCATTTCTCTTCGTATGAATTCAGAGCTGCATTCAGCTCTGCGTCCCCGCGGTGAAAAACAGTCGCTTCTGTTGCTAAATCCGCTTGTTTCAAACCATGCGGAGTAGCGAGCAGTTCCTCTACCTCTCCCTCCTTGGGTTCCCGGTAGATCTTGCGCGTGTCACACACCTCCTCCTCCACAACATGTTTGTTCTCCAGGTTGTCGTAGAATAAGAAACGTGATTTTATCTTTTGGCCCTTCAAGTTGTCAGCGTGGGCATCATCTCGGCGGAATGCTTTCTTCTTTCCTTGCTTAAAAACTGATGACCATGCCATATAAACGGCGCCACCAGCAATAGCAACCCCTAATGCACTCATAAACGAAACGTGCGTGGGTGGAACGAAAGAAGTTTTCAAACCTACAAATCCCAGGTATTCCCTGAGTAATCTGCTGTTGTATGACACCTTCTGCCTCAATCGAAACAAACGCTGGTCCATTTCATCCTGCATGAGAAAGTGAGCCACCCCTCGGAAATCCACAAAAGAGAACACAATCCCCAACAGACTACACAACGTAATCAAAGGATGGTGGATAAACCCACCCATGGCCGCACTAAGAAGAAAAACAAATAGTCGCATCAACGTCATTCTAAAAAGAGGCACGGATGCCGGGTCCTTCTGTAGAAATTTTCTGACAAGATCAGTTAGCTCGGCCATAAACCAGCCCGCCACGATGTTGACAATCAACGTTGCAACGAATTCCAATGTTATGTGCCATTCCTTAATGTCATCTCTAAAGTAACTCCACTTATACTCGCCTGCTGATCTAAAAGTCTGTTTAATACTCTCAAACTGCTGTGAAGCGTAAGCTTTCAGAAAGCCCGATTCGGTGTCCAACTTGACATCGTCAAGTATGAGACCGTTTTCTGTGGGCATTCCAACATACTCACCATAAACGTCATTCTCCATTGACCATTGCATATCAGTAATAATCTTCTTCTCTTTGAGAAAGTGGGCACGATAATGCTTGCGCATAAACGTAGCAAATTGATCCGCATCTCCATTGTCCAGGAGAACTTCAGGCTGAGATCTAACTGCGTCCAATGCTTTTTCAACATGTACGGTGTATGTCCATCGTGACATGTGTGGCACCTTGTCGTTACATTTCTTCGGATCAATCGCCTCACACCCCTCCACCCTATATTGTGGTAAAGGTGTTGGTCGCACATACAAAATACGCGCCCTGACTGCTGCCTCATTGTTCAAAAACTTGCTGAGGTCGAGATCCTTATGATTGGTGTCAGCTACTATCAACTCACCCAGGAACGGAGTTTTTCCCTTGTTCCCCTCACCAAATGCATAATTCAAAGAAACAGGCATGGAGCTCACTAAAGAGGTGATCTCTTTAATGGGTTCTGTATCGCCCATACCATTGGACTGTACTTTTGTGGCACCGAGTTCTGGTACATAGATGTAGGGTTGGGAATAACTATTATACCCATCCCAATACTCTGAAGTCAAAACTCTCGTGTAAACGAGGTCCTGGGAATGCTTCCTGCCCATAACATCGGAGAGTAATTTAAAGCAAAACTCACCTACGTTACTCTTGCCTATACGTGGAGGCCCATGCACTAGTACTAATATTGGTGCAATGCGTGTGCCACTTCGCAACTGGCTCTTAAGGCTGGAAACCAACCCAATGACCTTCAGGCGCGCAGAATTTATTTCCCGATACCGTGTGGTTACAGGACTGAGCTTGGACATTGATACGTCTAAAAATGGAAGTATCTTGTCCAACTCATCAACCAATTCTCCTCGATGGATCCACCCAGGGCATGGCAACCCGACGTAATTTTTGTCGGCATACAACATGAGCTCATCCACACGCATCAACGCGGCAGACACTGGGTCTTCACTCAGCAACGCTTTTATGAAGGGCACGCCTGCAAACAATGCTTCGCCCACAGCCAACATCGAAGCCGCTTTGTCAATAACGTCCAAAATGAGGTCGTAGAAACTCATTTTCTTTGCCTTACCTATGAAGCTATCGATGTAAGTTGACCAACTTTCAGGTAGGAAATTCCCCATGCTAATCAACATGAGTATTCGTCTAAAAAACTGGGCAACGTCACTATTGACCAAGGATTTGTACATGTTCAAGCCACATTTGATGTCTTCACTCCATGACTCTGTTACCAATTGTTGTTTCTGTTGGGGCAACAGTGATCGCACAAATGACACAATCATCTCTGAAAGTTTCGCTATCGAAACTATCTTAATAATGCCCTTGCAAAAATTACCAACAAACAACGAAGTAACGCTAAAAATGCGTCCCTCGTCAATTGTAAAACACAAATGCAGCCATTGTACGCCAGCCATAAGAAAACCTGCATACTCATCACAGCGCGAAAAAAGCAAGCGAGTTTGCTCTGGAATAAAATCACTAAATCGTGATGCAGCTTTGGTAACCATTGCCGCACCCTCCGCCATCTGCCGACACAGTCTGTCAAATTTCTCATTCGCCATCCTAGCGACATCATCAAATTTGGTGTACGTGTCATCCTCGATCTCCTCCCCATCACTCAAATTGTAGTTGGGAGGCTCTAAGAGAAAACCATTCTCCGTATGCAATTGTGCTGGAGCGGGCTCTCTCATGGCGGCTTCTTTCCTCTCTTGCTTGCGCCTCTCACGTCTTGTTTTCTTTACTCGCGCGGTGTGCGCGATTCTAGCGGCTCGCTTCTGTTGATTTTCAAGTTTTTCCGCTTTCTTCTCGCGCCGTCTATCACGGGCATGATACCTATACTTCTTTATGACGATCTTCTTCTCGTCTTCTCCGGCGGTATACTTTTGCTCAACAAAGTATTGCTCCCGAGTCTTCTCCATAAGTAAAGCCCTTGTTCGCGTCTTCACCTTCTGTTCAGTGCGCCTAGCCCTCTTTTTAGCTTGTCGTGAGCGTAACTGTGCTTTAAGACGTCCAAGGTATTCCGCCTCGGAAATGCCTTCTGATGCCATAATTGCTTCCATTGCAGCCTGTCGTCGGGCAGTGGCTTGGTTTACTAAATAGCCTAATCCTTCACCCAATTGTGGCTTAAAAACTGCTCTCATCTCCCTTTTCCTCTGTCTCGCTGATAACTCATCAGTAGGGAGAGTGAACGTGAGTTCCTTCGTCAAAATCTCAGGAGTCCCTTTCTTCAACTCTGGTACAAAGGCAAGCCCAAGATTCTTCCTCAAGTCTTTCTTGTATGTCCTCTTCACGTCTTGTTTTCCACGGTGGTGGTCTCCAAGCTTGCTGAGCGGCTTGTTCTTTTCAATCTGCGCGCGGATGACGGCCTCTTCTATAGTGCCTTCTTCCACTCCAGCTAAAACGTTCTTAGACTCATCCCCTTTGTTGATAATTATAGAATCTATTGGAACGGACGCTATCTTTTCGAGAACAGACGCAGAAAACATGTCAGAGAATTCGTCATAACGTGAATCATTCGGTGTATAATCTCCATCATCATACCAAATTTCTTCCACCTTGGATGCTTCTTCTTCTAAATCTGACAATAATTTCTCTTCCATAGCGATTTTGGCTTCTTCCGCCAACTTTTCCTCTTCGGCAATCTTATTGAGGCGTTCAATTTCCCTTCTCTCCAATTCTTCCGTCGTTAACAGGTGTAGTTCGCGACGACGGTGAGCGGGCAATCCATCAATCTGGTGCTGGCTATATTTGAACTGGCCTTGGACTTCAACCTTGTGCTCACGCTTACGCGCTGACAGGGAGTCCTTTTTTCTCGAGTTGTTCTTTTCCTTAAGCTCTAGAGCCAAACGCTCTCTTTTTGTAAGCCTAAGCTTGGGAGCAACTCCCTTACGTCCGGTACGGACGTTTATCTGTTCCTTCTTATATGAAACCGGGACTGTAGAAACCTTTACTGTATCAACTGATGCAGCTATCGCATGGGATAGTCCATGGCGCGATAAATCCATGGACCGTGGTGTATTTAATTCTTTTGTCACTGAATTATTCACCATTATAAGTGTTCGATGGGTTTTCTGTACTGACCATCATGAACGACCTCACAAAGAGTGAGATCTTGTGTACTAACCTACGGCGCAACTCGTAGGAATTGTTTTACTTGCGTTATCGAAACCGGAGAATCGAACAGAGAGAGAAAGTAAGGAAATAGTAAAGGAAAAATTAACCAAAACAACTAGAAACCTGGAAAATCTCAAAAGAAACCCGGAACCGACGGTTTTTGGGCACACAGAGTGTACCAGTAAAAACCGACAAACCATGAAAATGTTCATCAGAATAGTTCTTATCATAGATAATAAAAGATCTTGTCTTGAGCGACACGCGGACTTGCGGCGTGCTCATCAAAACAAGACGTCTTAAAACATACAACCATAAGCGGCTGTGGATACGCAAATAGCTTGTGTGAGACATAAAGCGTCACACTGATACTTGCGAAATGCACAGCTATTTACGAACGTGCGTTAACACGTAAACTACTCCAATGACCTGGGGGGGAAACCCCC